TGGTGTTGTGATCCGTAGTGAGTGGAGAACCACTCTTGCGGGAATAACCAGGATCGTACCGCACTCCACCAGGAGTAACAGCATGGGCATGCTCCGATGTTAGGAGCTGATGTATCTCTGCTTTGTATTTAGTCCCAGTCCAGCGCTTGTAGATCTGATCACAGAGGTCCTGAAGCCATTTAGAAATGGTTCCATCGAACCTTGAGTAATCACGACAGAATGCACCGTCAGCGGTGATAGCTGTTAACCGCTGCGCAATCTCAGAGGGCGTCTTGCCTGGTCCGTACCACTCAAACTTTTCAAGCACATCGTGCTTGAAAGCGTAAGTGTACCCCGAAAGTCTCATTTGATGGTCAGACGAGACAGTACTAATGTTGCGCGGATCCGTAGCTGCTGTGTAAGCTTCGCGTTTCATCATGGTCTTGATGAAGTTTGACGTGTGGAACAGCGTAGGCATAGCCTTCGCCGCTCTCCCACGCTGCAGAGGCTTATTCTGCAGCTCGATCACTTCGCTTATAGTATAGGGTACACCCGTGTGGCCGACGGGCACCAACAATTCTCGAAACTCCGCAGCAAATTGGCTGAACTTCGGAGGAGGTTGTTTTGTGTTGGTCTGAGACAAGACACGTCCCTGGATGGATGCAATCTCGTTGTTATAACTCAGGGTTGGATAGACTGCCGGGCTAGTTGTTAAGCACGGCGCTTCAGCACTGGCGTACTCCTTGCCGTCCTCTGTGACAAGCGGATGCAACGTTTGAAAATGCTTAGCTGGTACCACGGTGGTCGCTGTTACGATACCACCGCCTACGCTGCCAAGCAGGTCGAACAAGACTGGTGCCATCACGGCGCTGTCTGCTACCTTTGCGGAATGAAGCAATCTCTCAACGTCACCGGGGCTCGGATGTTTGGCCTCACGCAGACGGATAGATATAGCCTCATATAAACCCAAGGGCAGAGTAGCACAAACACTCGATCCGCTTCTTGCGATCGAAATGTTCATGCCTTCTGAGGTCTGGTAGATAGATTTCACCAGACCCTGATCCCTAAAGGTCCTCCGCGCTAAGGGAGACTGCAAGCGCGACGGAATAGGCCCGGAAGTGACAACCTGTGGATTTAACAAGATTATCCTTCGGGTCTCATCAGCCTCAAGCGCGACCTGCTCAACAGTGTAGGTCAGCAAGTTGCCGAATTCATCATGTGCCGTAATGACGTCACGGGAG